TTAACCACACTTTACTTTTTACTGTTTTTATGTTATAATGAAGTGAATATAAGGATAAATTATGGATTTAGAAAAACTACAAGAAATGGCCGACAAAGACTTGGCCATCAATGAAACTGAATTAGATTTAGAATCCCTTAAAACACCACAACTACATAACAAGTATATGAAACACTATACAAAGTTTAAGTTGATGTTGACTAAAGCGGAAACGGATTATAAACAGTTAAAAAGACACAAGTGGGAATATTACACAGGCAAATCAGACGCACAAGTCTATGCCGAAAAACCATTTGATTTAAAAATATTAAGAACAGATGTTGACAAATATATTGAATCAGATGATGAGTTGATTAGAGGTAAACAGAAAATTGAATACCTATCAGCTTGTGTTGATTACCTAGATAGAACAATCAGACAAATATCAAATAGAACTTTTACAATTAAGAACGCTATTGACTGGCGTAGGTTTACAAGTGGCGCTGTTTAATGGCTGTAGTAAAGTATATAGTTTTAGAAAAGAAAGATGAAGTCAATCTGACTATAGAGGCAGAGGCTGGCATTCGTAGAGATTTATCAGAATACTTTACATTCGAGGTGCCTGGTTTTAAGTTTATGCCTCAATATAGAAACAGAGTATGGGACGGAAAAATAAGATTATATTCTTATCAAACTGGTCAAATATATGCCGGTTTATATCCTTACATTATTAAATGGTGTAAAGATAATCAAATAGAAGTTGTTGACGGAACAAAAATTAAAGATGTAACAGTAGATGAACAGGCTGTTGATGGTTTCACAAAGGCATTGAAGATACCTTTTGAGGTAAGAGATTATCAAAGAGAGGCATTTATTCATGCAATTAAAAAGAGTAGATGTTTATTATTGTCGCCCACAGCAAGTGGTAAATCACTCATTGTTTATATGATTACCAGATTTAATTTAATTAGATTAAAGAATAGAAAACAAAATAAAGTATTAATTATTGTACCAACCACATCATTGGTAGAACAGTTAACAAAAGATTTTAAAGATTATGGTTGGAATAGTGAAGCTAATGTACACAAGATATATCAAGGACATGATAAAGATACAACTAAAAGGGTTGTTATATCTACATGGCAATCAATCTATAATTTACCAAAGGCATGGTTTAAACAATTTGGTACTATAATAGGAGATGAGGCACACTTATTTAAAGCAGTATCACTTACAAAGATTATGTCAAAACTAACAGATTGTAAGTATAGATATGGTTTGACAGGTACATTAGATGGTACAAAAACACACAAACTAGTATTAGAGGGTTTGTTTGGTACTGTTAATAAGGTTATATCAACTGCCGAGTTACAAGATAAAAAACAATTGGCGGCCTTGAAAATTTACGGTTTGATATTAAATTATGATAGTGGTAGCAGGCAAATGTTAAGTGGTCTTAACTACCAAGAAGAAATGGATTTTTTAGTTAAACACGAAAAAAGAAATAAGTTTATAGTAAATCTATCTGCTAAGTTACAAGGTAACACACTATGTTTGTTTCAATATGTAGAAAAACATGGTAAAGGATTATATGAAGATATAACAAAAAAGGCAGAGGATAAAAAAGTATTTTATGTACATGGAGGTGTGGAAGCAGATGAAAGAGAAAGTATTAGAGAGATTACGGAAAAGAGTGACAATGCTATTATCGTGGCAAGCTACGGAACCTTTAGTACCGGTATCAATATTCGTAATCTACACAACATTGTGTTTTGTTCTCCTAGTAAGTCAAGGATAAGAAATTTACAAAGTATTGGTAGAGGTTTAAGATTAAAAGATGATAACTCAACGGCAACTTTATATGATATTGCAGATGATTTAACATACAAGGAGAAAGAAAATTACACACTATCTCACTTTAGAGAAAGGATAAATATTTACAATGAAGAAGAATTTGATTATGAAATCCATAATGTGGAGTTAAACAAATGACCAACATTAAAATAGTAAAATTAGTTAATGGTGATGATATTGTTTGTGCCTTTCCAACGGAACAATTACCTGAGGAACACGCATTATTAAGAATATCAAAGCCGTTTCAAATTAAATACATTCCTCAGTTAACACCTCAGGGATTTAAAGATTATGTGGCATTAGTAAAGTGGACAGCTTATACTAGTGACCAGGTTATAACCATTCCAAAAGAAAAGATTATGACAATCACCAATGCAACAGGTGAAATGCAATCGTCATATGTTAATATTATTAGAGAGTATAATGTCGTAGATAAAGTACCAGATAGATTAAAGGTGCCGAATTATGAACAAGAAAGAGTGAGTGATGAAGATGATAAAGAGATTAATAGAATCTTTGATGATTTCGAAGACGACCCAACCGTCCATTAATAAAAATAAAAACAGAGTATCTGTAAGTAATGGCTTAGGAGTTTATCTCTTTGAACCGGAACACCGCTTATTATATACTAAATTTTTACCATGTCAAGCGTGGTTCGGCCATTTATTAAAAAATAATTATGTCAACCTAGGCTTGACTATTTGAGGAGATAATGTATAATGACCAGTATGACTAAAAAAACAAAAACACAAAAAGAACATTATGTAAATAACAAGGAGTTTTTGGCTGCCATGGTTGAATTCAAAAAGGCAAGACAACATGCTGAAAAGAAGAAACTAGACAAGCCTCCTGTTACAGATTACATAGGTAGTTGTTTCTTAAAGATAGCGAATCACTTATCGTATAGACCTAATTTTATTAACTATACATTCAGAGATGATATGATTAGTGATGGTATAGAGAATTGTTTACAGTATTTGGATAATTTTAATCCAGAAAAATCTAACAATCCTTTTGCTTACTTTACACAAATCATTTATTACGCATTTATTAGAAGAATACAAAAAGAAAAAAAACAAGTAACCATTAAACAAAAACTAATAATGGAACATAATTATGATGATATGAGTTTGCAACCAGGAGAAGATAGAGATTTTAAAAATCAATTTACTGAATTCTTACAAAAGAATACAATAATTGACGAACCAGCTAAAAAAGACAAAAAGAAAAAAGAAACAAAAAAGAAATCACAATCAACCTTGGAATATTTTATTAATGAAGATAGCGCTACTGAATGACACACATTTCGGATGCCGTAATGACTCACCTGCCTTTATAGAATACCAAAACAAGTTTTATAATGATATATTCTTTCCTTATTTGAAAGAACATAACATTGGAACATTGGTACATTTAGGTGATGTTGTTGACAGACGGAAATTTATAAATCACAATACTGCCCATAACTTTAAGAAAGTTTTTTGGGACAAGTTAGATGAGATGGTCATAGATACCCATATAATTATAGGTAACCATGACACTTATTATAAGAATACAAACGAGGTCAATGCTTTACAGAATCTTAATATTAGCCAAGACGCTAAAATATATACCCGAGCAACTACTGTTAACCTTGGGGGTATTGATATACTGTTTCTTCCTTGGATTTGTGATGACAACCTGGATGATAGTGTACATGCTATTGACAATACCACTTCGACTATTTGCATGGGTCACCTTGAAATTAAAGGCTTTGAAATGCACAAAGGGCACTTCAATGACCACGGCCAAGAAAAATCACAATTTACAAAATTCGAAAAAGTCTTAAGCGGACACTTTCATAAAAAATCAGATGATGGTCGTATCTATTACCTAGGTACACAATACGAAATTACATGGTCTGATTATCAATGTCCTAAAGGATTTCATATATTTGATACAGAAACAAGAGAATTGGAACGAGTTGAAAATCCTTATCGTATGTATAAAAAGATATACTATAATGATAAAGAACAAGACTATTCACAATACGACTTAACTGAATTTGATAATACCTATGTTAAACTGTTTATAACAAATAAGACAGATGAAGACATGTATAATAATTTGGTTGAAAGAATTTATAATACAATCAATGTACACGAATTACAAATAATAGAAGACCCTATTGATGTGGCCTCTACAGTAAGAAGTGATATATTAGACCAAGGCGAAGACACACAAACATTTTTAAACAACTATATCGACCAGGCTGATACTGGCGAACTAGACAAACAAAAATTAAAAGTGTTTGCTAGAGAATTATACGGTGAGGCTAGTGAGTGATAACATTTAAAAAGATAAGATATAAAAACTTTTTATCAACAGGCAATATACCCATTGAGGTAGAATTAGATAAGGCAGCTACAACATTAATTGTTGGCAGTAATGGTAGTGGCAAATCTACTTTACTAGACGCATTATGTTATGCCTTGTTTAATAAACCATTTAGAATTATTAAGAAAGACCAAATGGTCAACACCATTAATAATGGTGATACGCTTGTTGAAGTAGAGTTTGAAGTTGGTACGAATCAATATATGATAAGACGAGGTATCAAACCAAATCTATTTGAAATATATCAGAATGAAAAACTTATAAACCAAGACGCAAGTAATATAGATTATCAAAAATACCTAGAACAAAACATAATGAAACTGAATTACAGGTCGTTTATTCAGGTGGTTATATTAGGCTCTTCATCTTACGAACCGTTTATGAAGATGAAACCAAGATACAGACGAGAAGTTGTTGAAGAAATCTTGGACATAAGAGTTTTTGGCTTAATGGACTTACTTTTGCGTTCTCAACAGAGTGATTTACAAAAAAAGTTGACGGAGGTGAGGCACCAGGCGGAGTTAATAAAGACCAAATACGAAACTGAAGCAAAACATCTAAAGTCTTTGGAAACGCAAGGTAGTGATGTCCAGGCGCATAAGCAGAATCTACTAGATAAAAACACACAAGATTCAGCCAATTATCAAGCAAAGATACAAGAATTGAATGAATCAATAGCCGTATCAAAAGAAAAGATAAAAGATAAACTAAAAGTTGATATGAAGTATAATCAACTTCAAAAAATAGAAGCAAAGATAGAAACAAATCTATCATCACACAAAAAGACATTAGAGTTTTTTGAACAAAACGATAATTGTCCTGTATGTACACAATCTATAGACAAATCTTTTAAGGAGCAAAAATGCGACCAAGAACACCAAACCATTACGAAACTATCAGGCGGCTTGCAAGAGCTCGTAGAAGAACTTTCCAAACAAGAGGAGAAAGTAACACAGTTTGGCCGGATAACAAACAAGATACAAGAGATGAATGTGGACATAGCCAAGATACAGACAAGTCTGGAAAACATAAAGAAAAGTAGTGACCAGATACATAGAGATATATCTATGGCACAAAATGATGATATTGATAGTATCAAACAAGAGTTAGTTGATATGTCAGAGCAGTTAAAGATTGCTGAAGAAGACTTAAACAAAGTAACCGAACAAAAGAAATATGTAGATGTATTAAGAGAGATACTAAATGACAAAGGCGCTAAAGCACAAATCATTAAGAAATATCTACCTATAATGAATCAGTTAATTAATCAACACCTACAATCTATGGATTTTTATGTTAACTTTAATTTAGATGAAGAATTTAACGAAACAATAAAAAGTAGGTTTAGAGATACCTTTAATTATAACAGTTTTAGTGAGGGTGAGAAAATGAGAATTGACTTAGCCTTATTGTTTACTTGGCGACAGATTGCTAAGATGAAGAATAGTACAAACACCAATCTATTAATGTTAGATGAAATATTTGATAGTAGTTTAGATGGCCAAGGTATGGACGATTTCTTTAAAATTATCAAACAGTTTGAAAAAGAAAACATCTTTATTATATCACACAAAGGTGACATACTATTTGATAAGTTTACAAACATTATTAAGTATGAAAAATATAAAAACTTTACAAGGTTACAGGCAACATAATATGGAAACAATACCTTTATTTTCAAGCCCATTAGTAAGATTTGGTGGTTACACAATCACAGATGATGTGGTAAACAAAATTAAAAGTTTGCCAACAACATCTAACGATTCTAATAAGATAACAAAAGATAAAAAGGTATTATTACATCCTGACTTTTCAGCTGTAAGAGAATATTGTGAATATCAATTAAACAAATATGTTAAAGATATTCTTAACTGTACAAATGAAATATACATAACAACCTCATGGTTTAATTATACCAAACAAGGTGAATCACATCATCTACATACACATCCTAATAGTTTAATTAGTGGTGTAATGTACTTTAAAGGTACACCAAAAATTAGTTTTATGAGAAATGAACAACCGTTTTGTTTAGATTTAAATGTTAATGAATACAATCTTGCAACTGCTGAAGAATGGATATTAGATTGTTCTCCAGGAGAGTTGTTATTATTTCCGTCAAAATTACGACATTCTGTAGATGAATATAAAGAAAATGATACCCGAATTAGTTTGTCTTTTAATACATTTGTAAAAGGACATATAAGTGAAGGAACAAGTAAACTGGAGATAAAATGAAAGAACTGAAGTTAATACCACCAAGTGACCCTAGAGTCAACAATGCAATTGCACCATTCGTTGACGAGATGTTAAAAGACGAAGGCTTTGAAAATAGAAAAGAATTAGCAGAAGCCATGAATTTTGCAATGGAAAAATATCAAGGTATTGGCTTATCAGCAAATCAAGTTGGTTTACCTTTTAATATGTTTGTAGTTGGTGGCCATCCACAAATAGAAAATGGTATGCGATTATCTTGTTTTAATCCTATGATTATTGAAGCGAGTGAAGAAACCATAATGATGAAAGAGGGTTGTTTGACTTATCCTTTTTTATTCTTAAACATAAAAAGACCAAGAAAGATTACTTTAAAATACACAGATGAGGATGGTGCTTTAAAAGAGGCCAAACTTGATGGTATGATGAGTCGTATTGTTCAACACGAATATGACCATATGTTAGGTAGAAACTTTACAGAGAAGGCCAGTAAGTTAAAGATTGACGCAGCTATGAAAAAGCGTGATAAGATGTTAAAGAGAATAAAAAAGTACCAAGAAGCTGAGAAGAAATTAAGTGGACAAAAATCTTAAAGAATATTTTGATACAATTATGAGACCAATACCAGAGTTAGATGGTCTTTCTATTTGTCCGTATCTTAAAAAGTATTTAAAGTTATTAAAATGGAACTATGCAAAAGATGAACAAACAATAGTATTAAACAACATGTTTATTGTAGAAGAAATGCAAAAAGACAAAGGTTCTACATTTGTTTGGATTTTAAAATGGAATATAAATTATGATGACTTACATTATTTTAGGCAAAGACAACAAAAACTTTATGAAGATAAAGATATAGAATTTTTATATATTGGTAAAGGTCAAGGTAAAGACAAAGCGCCACTAAAAGGCCTTAATTACTCTTATGAACATGATTCGTTATTGGTATTACAGAGAAAAAGTACCTTATTGGCGGCTAGAAAAGAACTAGGAAAGACAACAAATTATTATACTCATTGGCAAAAACTCAATAAGGCTTGACTTTTTTAAAGTTTTAGTGTAGGATACTTATATTATGAATATTGAAGATTATATTATTATCGTTAATGCGATTCCAAAACAACTATGTGAATCTATAGTAGATGAAAATAGTAAGAAAGAATGGCAAAAACATAAATGGAATAATTATTCTAGTGGTGAAAAATATTCACATTCAACAAAAGAATTAGATATATTAACTTGCTCATTAGAGCAACAACAAAAATTAGAACCATCTATTATTAATGCTTTAGAAGAATATCAAAGAGTATGTTCTTGGTCACCAGAAGCTATTGATTGGATATCAAAGTATTGTCCTATTCGTTTTAACAAATATGAAGTTGGCACATTAATGCGAAAACATTATGACCACATACACAGTATTTTTGATGGCGAAAATAAAGGTGTGCCTTTAGTTTCTATTGTAGGAAACTTAAATGAAGATTATGAGGGGTCAGAGTTTCATTGTAGAGGTAAAGAAATTAAATTAAAGACTGGAGATATATTAATGTTTCCTTCTAACTTCATGTATCCACATGAGGTGACAGAGTGTACAAAAGGCACTAGATATTCATTTGTAAGTTGGGGATTTTAAATTATGGGATATTCGTGGAATAAAGAGATGACAATAGATGACCAATGGCAAAGTTGGCAAGACAATACCGACTTGTCAAAGGTTCCTGATATTGACACAGAAACTTTAAAACAAACAATTATAAAAGATTTGACCTTTGTATCTGCTATGACGGTACAAGAGTACACACTTTATCAGAAATTTCAGGAAGTAAAGTTTAGATACCCTACAGTAGAAACAAATAGTTTCTTTGATGATAAGCCTGCTATGTTAAGACCTGAACAGGCAACAGTTATACAAGAAGTAAAGAATAACTTTTGGTTACCAGAAGACCCCGAAGAATATTTAAATCTTCAACCAGAATTAGTTTGGACAGATGGCGCTGAAGTACAATCACACACAAATGCCAAAGGTTCTGAAATCTGGAACGCATTGAGAACATTTTTATCTACCATGAAAAACAATAGTAACATTGGTAGAAATCTAAACTTTTTAGTAAGAGATAAAGTAACACAGAAATACCTTGGTGTTATCTGTATGAGTAGTGACTTTTTAGACCTTACACCTAGAGATGAATATATTGGGTGGGAAAGAGAAGCTAAAACTCAAAGAATGATTAATCATACTTGTATTGGTAGTACAATTGTGCCTATACAACCACTTGGTTATAATCTAGTAGGTGGTAAGTTATTAGCTTTACTATGTTTATCAGATACAGTAGAGCAAACATGGGAACATCAATACAAAGATAAATTAGTAGGTGTTACAACTACAAGTCTATATGGTAAAACGAAAGTAATACCATTATCACAATACGATAGATTAAAACATTGGAAGAAAATGGGTTGGACAGCTGGTTCAGTATCATACGAACCAGAAAAAACAACCAATACCATGATACAACAATGGTTAATGAAGAACCACACATATAAATTCTTTGAATGGTATGTTGCAAAGAAACCTAGTGGTCAGCCTCATAAGAGAGACCATAGAAATAGAAGTAGAGCATTTACATATAGTAAACTAGGTATTGAGAAGAAACTACAAAAATCTGAACACGCCAGAGGTATCTATTTTGGTGAGTTATTTACTAATACAAAAGAATTTTTAAGAGAAGAACATACAGAGGTTGCCTTAACTAGAAAGTTTGACAATTCAGTTGAAGCATTAACAGAGTTATGGAAGACCAAATATGCTAGAAAAAGAATAGCTAGTTTGAAGAAACAAGACCGTGTTTCAAAGGAAACACATTTCTATGATGATATAATCTATCTATCATGGGAAGAAACAAAACAGAAATATTTACCACAGGTAGGGAGATAATTACCATGGACGAAGGACAACTAGAATTAGAATTAGGTACTGTAACAAACGAAAATCATAAATACAAGAAAATTAGCGACCTGGATATGTACCAAAAGGTTGCTTTAACAACGGCAATATATCCGAGAGAACAGGCCATTATCTACCCAACATTGGGTTTGACCGGTGAAGCAGGTGAAGTAGCCAACAAAGTAAAGAAGATAATAAGAGATGGCTCAGATAGTAAAGATGAAAAACTGGTGTCTGAAATCAAAGCTGAAATTGGCGATTGCCTTTGGTATATCGCTGTACTGGCTGATGATTTTGACATTAAGTTATCCGACATTGCAAGCGCTAATATAGAAAAGCTAGCATTAAGACAGAAAAACAATACCATTCACGGATCCGGTGATGACAGATGAAACACAGAGTTGTCATTGTAACTGGTGGTTTTGACCCCCTACATTCAGGACATTTAGAATACCTAAAATGTGCCAAGGCATTAGGTGAAGTATTAATAGTTGGCCTAAATTCAGATGATTGGTTAAGTCGTAAAAAAGGTAAGTCGTTCTTACCATATTACGAAAGAGAACAAGTATTACTTAATCTGAAAAGTGTCGATAATGTGATTAACTTTGCAGACCATGATGATTCAGCCATAGAAGCCATATTAAAAGTTAAGAGATTTTATCCAAATGCTAAGTTAATCTTTGCAAATGGTGGCGATAGAACAGACGATAATATACCTGAAATAGAACACTTTATGGATGAGGAGTGGATTGATTTTGAGTTTAATGTTGGTGGTTCTAAAAGCAATTCTTCATCTAGCATACTTGAAAAATGGGCTGATAGTCGAACGGAGAGAGATTGGGGTTACTACCGAGTATTACATAATGACAAAGATGTCGTAAAGGTAAAAGAACTGGTGGTTGCACCAGGCAAATCTTTATCTATGCAAAAACACAAGTATAGAGCTGAACATTGGTTCATAGCCTCAGGTTTGGCTACAGTTTACACTATTAAAAATTCAAGTACAGATTACGAACTACATGGACATTACAAAATGTTTGATAACTTACATATTAAGAGAGGTGATTGGCATATGTTATCAAATGAAACAAACGAATCGTTGCGAATCGTTGAAATCCAATATGGTTCCGAGTGTATTGAAGACGATATTGAGCGAAAAATGACGATAAAACCGGCGATTTAGCTGCGACAAACACGCTTTTATTTTGTGTGTATTCGGAAACCCTTACCAGGTAACAAAAAAAACTTTAAAAAAAAGCGAAATAAAGGTTGCCTTTTGTGAAAAAGACCTGTAGGATGGACACATATGATGAAAAAGGACACAAACACTATGAATTTAGAAGTAAAATCTAATCTAGCAAAATTACTTGCTAACGAAAATATTACAATTCAACACAACAATGTTAAGACAGCTTCTTTTGATGTTAAGAACCGTGTCCTAACTCTCCCTATATTTAAAGAAAAATCTGGTGATGTTTATGATATGTTGATAGCACACGAATGTGCTCACGCATTATGGACTCCATATTCACAATGGAAAGGCATTGAAGACTCTGAATTAAGGTCATATGTCAATGTACTAGAAGATTGTAGAATTGACTTATTAATTCAAGCAAAATATCCTGGTGTTGTTAGAAACTATCAGAATGGTTTTGATATATTAGAAAAACAGAATTTCTTTGGTATCACAGGTAAAGATATCAATAAAGAATTTATGATTATTGACAAGATTAATCTAAGGTCAAAATCATTACAAAGAATGCCTTTCATTTTTACTCCTGAAGACAATTTATGGTTGGCTAAAGTTGACGCATTAAAAACTTTTGATGATGTGTTAGTTTTAGCCAAAGAGTTACTTGATTGGCAAAAAGAACAAGTTGAACAAATGCAAAAATTACCAGACTTTGATAGTCATCCACTTATTAAAAGTTATGACCTTGGTGATGATGAAGATGATTTTGATGATGAAGATGACCAACAAGATGGTGCCGGTGACGGCGAAGGCAATGGTTCAGATACTAAAGAATCAGATGATGAAGCTGATGAATTAAATGACTACAATAATTTTGGTGACCAAAAAGCAGATGATGAAAAAGACAGTAATCAATCTGGTGATAACGGTCAATCAAAAGAAAATATTAAATCTAACGAAGCTAAAGAATCAGATAGATTTGCTAAAGGTGCTGGCGGTGACGGTAGTATGAAAAAACTTAAATCAATTACTGATGATTCATTTACTCAGAAGCAAGAAGAATTACAAGATAAGAAATCCAGAGGTTTTAGATACGGTAAGATACCTACTCCAAATCTTGGTAAAGATGGTAACTTAACATCTTGGAAAACTTTCCTTTCTGATATGGAAAAATACAAAGTTAAAAACTTAAAAGATTATTCAGGTACTAAATCATATGTTGAATACCTTGATAAAGAATTTAAAAAGTTTACTAAAGAAAACAAGAAAACAGTTATGTATCTTGTTAAAGAGTTTGAAATGAAAAAAGCTGCAACTGCTTATAAGAGAGCAAGTACAGATAAAACTGGTATTATTGACCCTTTAAAA